TGCCATATGGTGCCCAGTATCCATATAATAAAGTAATGGAAACTGAATCTGGTCATGTGCAGGAGTTTGATGACACACCTGGATACGAGCGAATCCATACATATCATCGGTCTGGCACATTTCAAGAAATTGATGCAAATGGAACAGAAGTACGTAAGATCGTTGGGGACGGTTATACTATTATCGATCGCAATGGTTATATTGCCATTGACGGTGAATGCGCTATAACAGTCGGAGGTAACGTTAGCATTTACTGTCGATCAGATGCAAATATCGAGGTCGCTGGTTCCGCTGAGATGAAAGTTGGTGGTAACTTTGATATTGGTGTAGCGCGTGATATGAATATCGCAGTCGAGGGAAATTTCTCTGTCTGGGCTAATGGTGCTATGAATCTTCAGGCTGCCAAGAAAGGTCATATTCTTTCCAATGATAATTTGTACGTATCATCGACAAATCAGGTTCACTTGAAATCCGGTACTGATATGTTTGTTGAATCTTTGGCCTCCGCCAATATAAAGACAACAAATCAACTGTTAGTTGAATCTGCCGCAGATACTCATATGAAGTCTGGAGCTAATACATTCATTGATGCGAAGTCGAATACCAATCTGAAATCAGGATCTGCGGTTTTTGTTCAGTCTGGAGCAAGCACTAACATTAAAGCGGGTGGTAACGTTGAAATCGACGGCTCAATTACAAATATCAATAGCGGGACAGCAGATTCAGCGAGCGGCGCTACCACATCTCAACCGGCTATTAAAGCTCTAATTCATGGGATGACTCCTCCGGTACTCGGTGTTCCATTATATCCAAATATTGAAAGAATGTCATCTCCCGTTCTAGCTGGAGAGGAAACGTTTATGTATGAATTGCCTGGTGACGGTAATACACAATCTGGTAAAGCTTATATTGATCAGATTACGGCTCAAGAAGGAAAATCTAATACATTCATTGGGGATAAAGTTGGCGCGACTGGTGGTGGCGGATCAATTGTTCCAAGTAAGAATCAAGAGATCATTCTGGCTACAGATAATTTTACCGCCGATTTCCGTCTATCTGAACACTTTACCCTCGGAATGATGTTTGACGGTGGATTTAATGTCCGGCATCGACTAGTTGATCAGAATGGTCTAACTAAACAACAGATTGTCGCCAACTTAGCAGCTCTCTGTGAAAATATCCTGGAAAAGTATCTTACAGTCTTGCCTGGCGGAATTCACGGGCTTGGTAAACGATGGAAAATCAATTCGGGTTACCGAATGGGGACTAGTAATAGTGATCATGCCAAGGGGCGAGCGGTTGATATTGGTTTGGTTGGTGGACCTGAACGTAAAGCGCTTCACCATGAATTGATTCAACAATTGGATAAACTTGTGCCATACGATCAACTTATTCTCGAATATCGCGGACTGTCATCGACTTGGATTCACACCGGATTCCGTGGAAATGATAGTCAAACATTCGGTGGAGGAACCAACCGCAAGATGGGCTTTACCATGAATAATGATAGTACGGTAGGTCAAGGCTTCATTCTATTGGGCTAATTATGTGGTCACCATTATCTAATACTCTAATACTGAAAGAAGGAATTGGAACTGGATCAAACGGTACAACCGTTTCTTGGTCAGGATCTTCTACTAGAACTATTCAAAATGTTACTTATAGTTCTGATAGTGATATCCCATTTGAAATGAATGTTTCTTGGGATGATAGTTCATTCAAATTCACCGCAACATTCGTCGACGCGTTTGAACGCGGTATTCATTTCGTTACTGAAGAAGGTATTGTTGGTCAAAATATGTCTTATTCAAAAGATAATTATGTCGGCAACTATACCCTACTTCCATCTAATTTCTACTCAGCATATAGAATAGAATCCCCGAATCCTTACATTATAGTAATCACATTCACCATTACTGGTCAAGAAATCGACCCAGAATTAATGTCGACGACTAATTTCACCGACAATTGGTCTTGCGTTGTTGAGCATGATTATGACGCAAATATGGCCGCTGTTCAATATGTCATTGCTGCTGGTGATTCATTAAAACGTTATCTGGAAAAGGAAGTTTAATCTAATGCCAGCTGCCACTAGAGTTGGAGATGCTGACGTCACCCATTGCTCAGGGATGGTTCGTGCCGAAGGTTCTCCTAATGTATTTGTAAATGGAGTCCCATGGTCAAGACAGGGCGATATGAATACGGTTCATTTATTACCAGGAAGTCCATGCCCATCACACGCAGCGCCAATAGCAATTGGATCCACAACAGTATTCATCAATGGTCACGGAGCAGGACGTGTTGGGGACGAAATCACTGGATGTACGTCAGTCGCGGCCGGATCGCCCAACGTATTTTGTGGGGGTTAATCATGGCTCATGAATTTGTCATTATGAGAAATGGGATTTTGGAAACGTATACCGATTATGATAAGATTCCAACAGATTTTCAACACGTGATCAAATTCAATCCAGAAATGCCACCGGGTCCACATACAGAAGAAGAACATAATGAAATGGGAACTTGGAATGACAAACTTCAACGATTGATGCACATAGAAAGAACTAATGGGCATAACTAGAATTAGCCCAGGATGCATCAGATGACTCTGGTGACGTTCTTTCTAATTTGATGATAGATACTATATCCAGTAGTTTTTCTTGATTGGGGATGATCTAATTGAGGATTTGTTCTTGTTGTTAGGCTTAACTGGGTCTGGATAGGATCTGAGTTCTCAGGTTTGGTTCTTTTTGTTTTGATTCTTGAACCCTTTAATGTATCTAATCTAGATTATTCCTAGATAGTTTCTAGGTAGTTACTAGATTCTTTTATGGATTTGTTTCACAGAGAACTATTATAACAATTGATGTAAACCTTGTAAAATCAAATTGTAAAAAAAAAATGAATAAATAATCAGAGACCATATCAAAGGCTAACATGACTCGCTCAACAAGGACTTTCTCTGATTTAGATTTTAACTTCATTGCTAATCCAGCAACGGGTGATGTTACCCGTAAGTTTGATGAAAACGCGATTAAGCAATCGGTGAGAAATCTAGTGTTAACATCTCATTATGAGAAGCCTTTTCATCCAGAAATTGGTTCTCAGGTGAACTCATTACTATTTGAACCATTTTCCCCGATGCTTCAGGCTATGCTAACTGAAGCTATCAAAAATACAATCAACAATTATGAACCTCGGGTTAGTCTTATTAATGTCATTGTGAATTCAAATCCGGATAATAATTCATTATATGTCTCAATAATCTTCAAGATTGTTAACACAGAGACGGCAATCTCAGTCGATCTAGTTTTGGAAAGAACTCGCTAATGGCTAATAGTAAAATTAATGTAACAGATCTAGATTTTGATCTGATCAAAAACAATCTAAAAGAATATCTTCGCGGTCAGTCTGAATTCACAGATTTTGACTTTGAAGGTTCTGCGATGTCAACTCTGCTTGATGTTCTTGCGTATAATACCCATTATCAAAGTCTATATTACAATCTAGTCGTTAACGAATCGTTCCTAGACTCTGCTTCTAAACGCTCTAGTATCGTTTCCAAGGCTCATGAATTGGGCTATACACCCAAGTCAATTTCAAGTGCTAAGGCTTACGTTAATATTGTTATGATCAACAACCAGTTGAGCGCACCTGATATCATCGAGATTCCAAAGTATTCACCGTTTACTGCAAACGTTGACGGCTCAACATATACATTCTACTCAACAGAAACACACTTAGCTCAACGCGATGGTTCCGTTTATACATTCCCTAATGTGATAATTCGAGAAGGAACCCCTCTTTCATATCGATATGTCATAAACGAATCTAATACAAGAGCTGTAATCATACCTAACTTGAATGTTGACATCGATACAATTCTAGTCAAAGTTCAAGAGAATGCAGAGGTTGTTGACTTTTCAACATTTGTGCAGAGTGGCACCATTCTGAATATAAGTGGCACCAGTAAGGTGTTTTTCTTAAAAGAACTGGCCAGTGGTCAGCATCAGCTACAATTTGGTAATGGTGTTATCGGTCAGGCTCTTAAGCCAGGCAACATTGTAACCATAGAATACTTTGTTAGTAAGGGATCTTTAGCCAATGGCTGTAGGTCATTTTCATATGGTGGACCATTATTACCTAATACAACTGTAAGTGTTCTGACAATTAACCCAGCGTTCGGCGGTTCTGAAGGCGAATCAATTGAAGACATTAGATATAATGCCCCTAGATTTTATACCGCTCAGAATAGGTGTGTCACAGTAGAAGACTATAGATCGACTATAACAATGATGTACCCATTGGTGAAAAGTGTTAATGTGTGGGGTGGAGAAGACAATGATCCACCTAGCTATGGGACAATATTCGTTTGTCCTGTTAGTCAAAACGGCCAAGCATTGGCTGAATCTGAAAAGAATGAGTTGCTATCGTCAGTCATTAATCCAAGAAAATCTATCACAACCAAAATTGTGATTGTTGATCCAGATTTCATGGATGTTGAATTAGCTGTATCATTTTATTATAATGCAAGCATAACAACCAAGACATCAACTGATCTGAGTAAGCTCGTTCAAGATTCTATTCTTAGATACAATAATGACTATTTGAATATTTTTAGCGGCATTCTTAAGTATTCACACCTGTCTAGATTGATCGATGATTCTGATGACGCTATTATTAGCAATATTATGACTCTAAAATCTAGAGTCTATATTACACCCAACTATAATCAGATTAGTAGCTATAAGATTAGCATCAATAACCCTATCTTCAACTCTGGTATTGCTGGTGAATCTGTGTTATCCGATGGGATTGTAACGTCATTATCACCTCAACTATGCTATATCGATGATGCTCCAGTCG